AATAAACGTTCGTGGTAGCGGCTCACCTTGTCAGCGAGGACAGCTATAGCCTTCAATACTTCCTGATTTTCCATTTTTTTCTCCTGATTTAAATTTTTGGGTGAGAACCAATTTAACCATATTTCGTTCCAAAGCAATAGAACTTTTTTAAATTGTTTTCTTGACAAGGAAATTATGATATGGAAGAGGGAGAAAATAGAATGAAAGTAAATAATCATGTCTTGGCAATTATTCAGGTTTTTGAAACCTTTATAGATATTGATACTGATGTTCTTTTACAAGAAATAAAGAAAAGTGATGAAAAAATGAATAATGACATTAACCATTCTTTCTTTGAAGATTATAAGTGTCCTAATACCCCTTTACTCAACGAACTTAAAAATAGAATAAAAGATAAAACTCAAGAAATTATGGGCGTAAATTTAGAATATGCACAATCATGGATTCATAAAACTTCACCTAAGGCTTCAACAGGACTTCACAATCACCGTGGAAACTTCTGTTCTTTTGTTTATTATCCCAATTTTATAGAGAGACAAGGAGGTTTACGATTTATTATATTTTGGAATGGTAAAATAATTGAAAGAATAATTACCCCTGAGAAAAAAATGTTATTGATTTTTCCAAGTGAAGTTTTTCATTATACAGGACAAAACGATACAAAAGAGGAAAGAATATCTATTTCAGGTAATTTTGATATGCAACAAAAGGAACAGAAAAAAGAATGAAAGCAGAAATCATTGCAGATTCCTTTTTTATTGGCCACTATAAAATAGCCAATAAATACATTAAAGACCTTAATAAAAGATATGAAGCCGCCAAGGACGGTTTAAAAAGCTACGGACCACGTTTGGCGGGTAGATTGGATAGTGAATTGGAGATGCTACCCATTATCCAATCAACGGATTCTTTTCCTCAAATCGTTAAATGTATGGAAAAACATATGAAGCAAAGCATTGAATTTAAATGCTTACCAAGTGACTCCTACAATTTGGATATTATAGGATGCTGGATAAATGACATGAAAGCGGGGGAATACAATCCTCCCCATACCCATCATGACGGATCCGGTTGGTCAACGGTTCTGTTTTTAAAGGTTCCCGAATTCATTAACGATGCAAAAGATCCCCACAAGTTCAAGGACGGGTCACTGTGTTTTATAATGGGAGGAAACACCACTTATTATGTTACCCCTAAAGTCGGGGATTTTTATATTTTTCACGCCCGTCACCAACATTGCGTAATGCCCTTTAAAACCAAAGACCCTAAAGCAGTTCGTCGATCCATGTCTTTTAATTTTATTGTAAATGATAAGGAGAAAAATGTTTGAAAAGAAAATAACTTTCATTGCCATTGATAAAGATTATGAAAACATATGGCCACATCCCCAAGCTGCCAATCATTTTATTCCGCAAAATTATAAAAATTTAAAACGTCACGAGGATAATAATCTTCACAAACCAACGGTTAAGACATGCATACCTTTTTTGGATGCCTTAACTGCGGGGTACATTATTCCTTTTGACCAGGATTATATTGTGGATGCAACGGAAACCGATTTAAGTATTTCATCTGCCAACAAAGAACCTGAACCTGCGGGATTTCATAATAAAACCCAACTTCCGTTAGGAGACGATAAGGGAAAAGAAAACGCGGGAAAATTTCATAACAAATGGCTAATCAAAACCCCGCCAGGATATAGCTGTTTATTTATTCAACCTCTTAATCGAAGAGAAGAACGTTTTGAAGCCATATCGGGAGTGGTGGATACGGATACGTACATTAATGTAATTAATTTTCCTTTTCATTGGAAAAAATGGAATCAGCAGACCCTTTTGAAAAAAGGAGAACCCATGATTCAAGTAATTCCATTTAAACGAGAGTCATGGAAAAAATGGTCTGGCTTTGTAATGGAAGTAGCCCATGGCAAAACTCTTCGACTTCTAGAAAGTAAATTTATGGATCGGTATAAAAAAATGTTCTGGAATAAAAAAAGTTTCAAATGATAAAAATACAAGATTATATAAAATGTTATACGGACATAATAAGCAAAGAAGTATGTGAAGAAATTATAGAAGCCTCTGGTGATTTTCAAAGAGCCACGGTTAATGACGGAGATGTATCCCAAGCCAGAAACTGCTATGATTCAAGATTGAATAAAAAATTTGACGGTTCTATGTATGAAAGTGTGGGTAAAATATTACAACAATACCAAAATGATTTTACTTACTTTACCACTGGTTTAAATACCGAAGATACTGGTTATCAACATCTGCTTTATAAGGGGAGCGAAAAAGGGGAATATAAATCCCATGTAGATCATATGGATTTATATCCTAGGGTTTTAAGTTGTTCAATAATATTGAATGATAATTATGATGGAGGGGATTTTTCTTTTTTTGAGGGAGGGCATATAATTAAGAAAAAAGCTGGAAGTGCAGTTGTATTTCCGAGCAACTTCTGTTTTCCTCATGCTGTAACTCCCGTTACAAATGGGGATCGACACGCCATTATAACATGGATTCATTGATATATAATGAAACCTAATCTCTATTATATAGAAGGAGGGGTAGGAAAACACTTGCAGTTTACTGCCTTACTGTCATTTCTATACAGGAAATATAATCAAAAATTAATTATTAACTCAGAATACCCTGAACTATTTAACTATTGCCCTGAAGTTGCAGATTCAAAAAAAGGGACGGATGACGTATTTTTTGACACATATCAACAATATTATAATCATTTTAATAAACTATTTTTTCATGATCCTTATAAAACTGATTTTGTAAAAGGTAAAAGTCATGTTGTAAAAAACTGGGCTGATCTATATAAAATAAAGATAAACGATTACAGGCCAAATTTTTCCATAAACCCAGACTTGGAAAAAAAATTTATACCCCATATAAAAAAAATAGATAAATTTATTCTTCTTCAATTTACGGGCGGTCAAGGAATAGAATCAAATAACTACGATTTTAATAATTTAGGTAAAAATTATAAATATGGACAGGAACTAATTTCACTTTTAACTGAATTTTTTCCTCGACATTTATTAATTGTCTTTAGTCACTTCAATGAAAGGAGGGAATTTGTAGGGGAAACAAAATTTAATGATGAAGGGGGATTGCCCTTATTTAAAACACGAGAAGATTTTATGGTATTGTCCAAGTATTGTGATTTTTTTATTTCTATAGACAGCGCGCTTCAACACATGGGCTCTAATCAATCTTTTAATAAAAAAGGAATTGTTTTGTGGGGAACATCAAAACCTGAGAGGTTTGGATATAAAGAAAATATAAATATAATATCAGAATATCCTTATTGTGTAGAAATTAATCCAAAAAAAATAATAGAGGAGGCGAGGAAATTAAATGAAAAATAAATACATATATGTTAAGAACATGCTCTCCATGGATTTGGTGGAATACCTGTCCACTTGGACTTTAAAAAACGTTGAAAAAACATGGATAGACGAACAAGTAAACCACGCTTTTTCATTGCATTCCCAGAACTCAGAAATTTATTCTCATTTACTTCATCATTTACTCCCTGTCATGGAAAAAGAAACTAATTTAAAGTTAAAGCCTATGTATGGTTATACCAGAATTTATGTAGGAGGATCCGAATTATCAAAACATCGAGACAGAAAAGCCTGCGAAATAAGCGCTTCTATAACTTTAAAATATTTTTACCAGGATAAAACATATCAGTGGCCTCTTTGCATGGGAAATATCCCCATCAACATTAAGTCAGGTGACGGAGTTATTTATAAAGGGGAAGAAGTAGAGCACTGGAGGCCTGTTTTTCAACAGCCAAAAGAATATTGGCACCATCAAGTGTTCTTGCATTATGTTGATTTGAATGGGCCTTATGCCACTTTAACTCCCAATAAAACTAATGAGGAACATGAAGAAGAATTTCTAAAAATTAAAAAGGAAATTAAAAATATGATAACAACACTCAAGGAAAGGAATTTATTTTTTTTAAAAAAATATTAAGAATAATTAGGATCGTAGTCAGTCCACTCTTTACCAACAGCGTTAGTCGTTCCATTAGCTTCATCATCCGCTACGGCGGCATCGTATGCTGCCATGGCAGTTGTTATTTCACCTTTTCTGGTTTCCCCCCATGTAAGAAGATCAGCTATGGTTGTTGATCCAACAGCATCGGAAGTAGCACTTAAGTCCGTATTTCCCGTCATGTTTCCAGTTGCAGGGTCTTTGCTTTGAATTTCATTTTGACCAATCAAATCATTCCAAATAACAGCATGAACAGTGTTGGGTAGAGAAGGCATTGCGTTTCCCTTATCCGCCCAAGCTATATAAAAGGAATCATCTAGTTTTATAGAACTGTCGTTATGTATTACAATTTGTGTTGCCATTGTTTTTCCTAATGTTTTATAATGTAGTTAACCACCACGTAAGGTGAAAAGGCATTGTTTCCCGCTGCCGTTACCGTTCCCGATAAAGCACCACCTGATGCCGTTGTTGTTACCGCTACTGTTCCCGTCAGCGTTCCCGCCAAGGTGTGTGAATGATTGTGTCCCGTTCCTGAACCAACATTGTTTGTTACCATGTTGGGACCTGGTACTTTCGGAGAGCAACCTCCTTTGTGGCCCCCTCCACCGCCTCCACTGTTGAGTAAAGCTGGAATATTGTGAATATGAGCGGCTAACTGAGCCTCGGTGATTGATGTATTGTCAATCGATCCCGTTACCGTTACCGCTTGGTTGTTTGTTACACTGTTTGTAGCTGTTACACTGCTTACCGCCTGGTTGTTGGTAACAGCCACGGTTACCGTATTGGCACCGCCCGTTCCTGCGAGGTTATAAGTGTTTCCATCATATCCTTGCGGAGTTTTTCCTTGTAATTGAGGAACGTTGAATGTTGTTGATCCGTTGCCCGCTCCGTATGTATCTCCAAGAACCACATAAAGTTCGGCATAAGTTGTTCGTGATACAGCGGTTCCATCGCATAATAAATATCCAACAGGTGCTGTAGTTTTTCCCCAAGGCTTGATTGTGCCTACTTCGCTTCTGTTTGTAAAATCCTGCAGATTAGTCATTGTACTTTAGCCTCCAACCATTTGTTGAATCGTAGTATACCAAAGAAATCCCTGCACTGTTAGTGGAAATTGTCATATCGGCCGCGTCTCCTTGAACTTTTTCAGCTCCTCCATCAATAGTAATATTATTGGTTCCCGCACTTCCTGTGCCATCAATGACTTTTACTTGCATTCCAATTGTAGGAGAGGCGGGTAATGTTATTGTGACTACATCACTTGAGCAGTCAACAAAAATATTATCGCCGTCTGAGGCTGTGTAAGGGGAATCACTATCAGTTTTTTCCACCCATGCTTCGCCTAATCCAGCTAAAGAAAAAATATCGTACCAGTTGGTACCATCAGTAGAAACTAAACGGTACTTACCATTTGCAATACTCATAGTATTGCCTGTGGCTCCTAATCGTGCTGTTATGGCCGCACCACCACTAATATTATTATAAAGTCCATAAGTTTTTTGTGTAGCGGGAAATTGAATTGTCTGAGCTGCAGAAACAGTTCCTGAAAAAATTAATTGACTGTTTCGGGCCTGGTTGTTGGCTTGAGTGTCGGGTCCATCGGCATTGGTTAATGTTATCCCTGTTCCTGTTGTAAGAGCAGGTACTGCATATACACCAGCAATAGCAAATTCAAAAACCTGAGAAAAATTGTTATTGGTAATGGTTCCCCAAGTACCAGAATTTTCTCCTGTTACTTGTAGTTCCGTTCTGAGGCCAGTTGAATAGGTTACCATTTAATCTCCTAAATAAGTTTTATTGATTATTACTAAGTTTGTCAAAACTTTTATGCAGCCTTAGTTACTTCTACCCAACTAATAGAACTGTTTGAATCATCAACAACATTCCAACCAGTAATGTCAAGATCTCCAGTAGAGACTGTACCTCCAACGCCTGTTAAAGTCAAGGTGGAGCTTGCTTCAATACTTGGATTGCCAGGAGAGGCTGTTGCGCTTACTCCTGTTAAAGCATAGGAAGATGTTTGCGTTGCATCGCCTACCGCTGATGTTGCAGCTTGTCCTGTAGGAGTAATACTAGCTCCTGCTGCTGTGGTTACATCACCTTCGTAAACTGTAAGACTAACACCTGTTGCTGTTATAACAGTTGATCCCGAAATAGTTGGTGCTCCAATAGCTGAAGTAGAACTGACTCCCGTAGCGGTGACATTGCAATCGGCTGTAATGGTAGATGATCCTAAGGATCCCGTCGCTATTGTTCCCGTTGGATAGACACCTGGGCTGATGGCAATTAATGGAGCCCCTAAACTTACATCTAATTCTGGTTCGCTAGCCGCGACAACTGTTATTTCCGCTCCCGCCGTAATTGAGAATGTTCCAATGGAACTTGTTGCACTTACGCCCGTTACAAAAATAGAAGTAAGAACGTCGCCTACGCTAGATGATAAACCATTCCCTGTAATTGTTGGAGCCACATCCCCTTGGAATGTCATATCTCCCGTGCTTGTTGTCGCTCCGACTCCCGTTAAAGCGTATTCAGTTTCTAAAGTCCCCCAAAGATTATCACCCCAACCAATCTCTGTTCCTGTGGCCTGGTTATAGCCTCGACCCCATCCTTGTTGGACGGCAGTGTGTACACTTTCCGCCCCCAAAGAGGAAGTAAGACCATTAGCCGTAGGACTAACGGACGCTGTTCCAGTTACGGAAGCTACATCATTTGTGCTTGAAGTGAGTGAATTTCCCGTAGCGGTGACATTAGCGATACCTTCCGCCACGACAGTTCCGGTCGTGAACGTACCAGAGACGCCAGTAAGCGTGATATTACAATCACCCGTAATAGTGAGCGTTGTAGTACTTGACGTGAGGCCATTACCTGTAGCGGCAACGGGTGCGTATTCTCCCCACGCGCCACTGCCCCAAGTCTCTCGGCCCCATCCTTGTAGAGAGGCCATGATTTATTCTCCTTATGCGATCCTTAAAATTGCAGCAGTCGCTTCAGCAGCAGGGAACGTAATTGTAAATGTTCCTGCGGTAGAAGTTTTAACACCACCAAAATCCAAAACACAGACAGATGCATTGGTTGTTAAACCAGTAACTGTGGAACTGTTATAAATCACAGCAGCTTGTGCAGAAATAGTTGCAGTTGTAAATGATAAGTCTGGTGAAAAATCACACACAGCCGTATCAGTTGATAATACAGGTGTTACTGATGTTAATGCTCCTCCGCCTTCGGCATAAGTGCCCGAGGCTCCGACTTCATCGGTTTGTTGAAAAACAGTTGTTGATTTTGATAATGTCGCTTCACTATCATAAAGTGCTAGTTTAAAAGCGTTCCCTGTCGTAGCCGTAAAATCGTGTAGGCCTTTCAGGATCTCCACTTTAAAACTGTTGCATACAGCTTGAGTAATTGCCATAATAATCTCCTATGGGTTCCTTGATTCGAGAGGGATACGAATAACGCCGTCCCGAAATTCGTCTCTA